TGATCCACTGTTGCAGCAGCAACGAATGTTCCAGCTCCACTAGAAGAAGTAGAGTTTGCAGGTTGTGTACCAACTGTGATGACTTCTAATACATCTGCTACGACTGTATCATCAGTGAAGTCTCCAGCATTACCAGCAGTTGCTTTCGCAGGTGCTAGATACTCTGCCTTGTGACGTGTGTCACCGTTATGTGTTACATAAGTTTGATACTGCCACCAACCAGGACCAGTGATTCCACGTGTCTTGTTTGAAGCGATTGATTGCTCTGTAGTATCAACGAATACTAGATCGTAACTTACACTGTCACCACCCTTTACAACATACTCAGCAACTGCCTTTGGTGCAGTACGTCTGACAGCACCGCCAAGAGTACCATTGGTACTACCTGCATATGCTTTATGTAATTCGATTGCTGTTGTGCTGGTTACTTCTCTTACGAGATAGTTAACGCTATTCAATACTAGAATATCTCCTACGTTAACACTATCAGCTGCATTCTTGGTAACAGTAGCATCACCATTCGTGACAGCGACATTATTTCCAAACGTAGCAGCGTCTATTGTACCAAAGACTGCCATTTGTTTCTCCTCTGAGAATTTAATTTCCTATAATTTATTTATAAGCACTAAGATTCAAGCAATGCCTTAGATACAGCAGCAACCAACTCATCGTCGAGTTTGTTGTCTGTCTTAGCAGCAGCTTTCTTTAGTATCTTAATAACAAAATCTTTTATAACTGAGTCCAGATCTTCTGGGATTCTATCGATAGCCTTGTTTATGATGCTAATAGCGATAGGCATTAAAAAGTTAACCATGATCAATTAGAGTATAGTACTCTATGTATAAGACTACTTGCTTAAGTACTTACTATCGTGCTCTTGGGTTAACTGAAGTAAACGCTGACGCATCCTCTCTTGAATCTCTTTCTTAGTTACAGAGTCATCAATCTCTGTCTTCTCACAGGTAGGAGTTGCTGGCTCTACATCTCCAGCAGACTTCTTATCCTTTTCCTTTTGCTTAGTTGTGTTAGCCGCAGTGACTGCCTTCTCTTTTATCTCTTGAAGGGCATTGCGTAAATTCTTTGTGTATAGTTCGGACATTAGATCCTCCTTCTTTGGGTTAACTGTAACGTTACCCTTCTTTTTGGTTTTCAGATAGCTATCCTGTGGAGATTCACCTTTCTGATTAACTTCATTAATCATCGTCAGTCTCCGCTATCTTTTTAAGTTCCTCTTCGGTAAAGACACCAGAGGCACGTAGCTTATTTATAAGATCGGTGTCTTCCTTGGCGGTTTTCTTGACTTCACCTTTCTCATAACCTTTGCCATCGCCATCGTCATCCCACCATCTCTTCACCTTCTTAGACTTCTTGGCTTCAGCAAGCATCTGTTGATGAAGTATCTCAATGTCGATACCTTCTTTAACAGCCGTCAGTCCCATATCTTCTGGTGCTTTAGCAGTTTTCTCTCCTTTTTTACCGACTACTATGTAACGTCCGTCGGCTTTCTTACCAGTGATAACGAAGTCACGTACAACACGACCAATGTTTCTATCTTTGTCGTGCTCACGCTTCTTCTTGTCAATGTGGTCTCTCTCTACAGGGAATCCAGCATATCCTTCTACGATAGGCTCCCATGTATTCATAACTTCTATGACCTTTTCAAGTCCCTTCTTGATACGTGGGGTAGGAGGTGTTGCTCCTTCTTCCAACGCTAAAAGGATCCTCTGCTGCTCAACTTGAGAATACTCCATAAGAGCAGATGATACAAGAATTTCTAATTTCATTTTCTTCTTAACCTAAAAGAAAGGGTTTTTCTCTACGTGATTATTTATTATTTCTGATTTCTGCGTTGAAATCGGAAAACTTCTTGACCTCTTGACCAGGGGTCATATCTTGAAGTGCTATTCTATATGTATCGGTACCTGCCTTCCACGTATTGCCACTGCCATCATCAGCAGAGTAATTAGACTGGTCCTTAGTGGTATCTGCTGCCACCTCCTGCTCTGGAGATAGTTCAGTTACCTCTGTCACATGCTGTAACCAAGCACGTAACTCAATGTTTTTATGGTCCTTCATAATAATATAGTTAGTACCACGATGGACAACATGACCACGCAATCCTGTGTCATCATGCTCTACTAATGCACCAACCTTAAAGATTTGGTTAAGCATATAGTAGTCTCTGAATGAATCATAATCTAACTTAGGTGCATAGTCCCAGACAGATTCTTTAACATTCTTTTTCTTCTTAGTGTCCTTCTTAGGAGCTACCATACCTGCCTTTACATCAGACATCAAAGTCTTACTGTGCTTTTTACTGGTACCTTTAGGCATACCAGCATGGAATGAGTCATGGTCATCACCAGAAGCATGCTTCCTCTGACCACTAGCACTTAACTTCTCGACTGGATCCTCTGAATTTGGATCTCGCTTACCAGCAGACTTGATATTAATACTCTTGAAATCATAATGGATTCCATTGTATTTGTTAGTGATCTTCTCGAATTCTTTGACACGATCATCTCCAACTACCATAGTTACATGCTCTTTACCTTCGTCATTTATATCACGGAGGATGTCAAACACGTTACGTTGACCTTCATTGTTTTGTATTGCGTCCTTATGTCCTTTAAACATCTTACGCATGTGGTCAACCTTCTGTTGAGCACCTAGAGGATTCTTCTTATGATCCTGAGACCTAGAAGGATAGATCCTATAGTTACCTGAGTCACCACCATGAGCCTTCACTGCATCAAGAAGCTTCCCATGACCAGCATGAGGAGGATTGAAACGACCAAAAGTTATGGCAACATGGTTGTCTGCCTCTTGTGCTTCTTTCTTCTTCTCCGCAGGGGTCTTACCCTTTGCAGCAGTTGCTTCTTTTAGAAATTGTATAAATCTCATTAACCCCAGTCCTTAGCGGCTGTAAAGTTTGCTCTGGAAAATTCCAGTCTATCGACAAGTTTAAGTGCTGCTCCATCTTTGATAGCAACAAATCCTTCTGGGTTAGTAGCCCTTAGACCACCTTCCTCTTCTAGAAATGTACCAACACTTTTTATTTGTGTCAATTTATTTATGATCATAACCTTAGCATCCATCAGGTTTTTAAACCCATCGAGTGCTGAGTACATCACAGATCTGTTAGTATTTAGGTATTTAACAGCTTCTGCTCTACGTTTCTTCCACTCAAGCATGGACTTAGCAGTCTTCTTCTTTGCTATCTCCTTGTTATACTTCTCATCGATGAAACAACAGAATTGTTTTGACATTACTTGAGCACTAGGTACCTTACCTTCTCTCACTACTTGGTTAAAGTATACCTTAAACAATGCAGGTAGAGTAAATGGTCCTTTACCTACACCTTGGACACTCTTAATGAATGACTGTCCTTGTCTTAGATTTCTCTCAGCAGCAAGTATAGTCCTGTTAACTGCTGCCTTCTCAACCATTGATAGGTTGGCAGCACCACCTACATTTGTAAACTCTGAGGAGAATACTGCAACGTCAGGTTTACCTTGTAGACCACTGACATCAGCACCAAACCCTGCTGTAAGGTCTTGCATAGTCCTTCCAGTATACTCTGTATGAAATACTATACCCAACTTACTCTTACCTACTTTCTCACCTAGGGTGCTAGTGACAGGGATAGTATAGGTGATAGTGTTAGGTCTAAAACTATAGGTACGTTTACCCTCAAGCATTATCACTGAAGGTGTCTTCTGATATAACAGGTCACCTTGTAACACCCCTTGTATAGGTAGAGTGGATAGTTTTTGTAAACACTCTTTAAGGATAGACCCCACAGTAGAACCAGCATACAGTCTGTCTGCATCTGCTTCACTGTATACTACCTTTGGAGTGGTCTTATTAAATACTGACTTGGTACCAACGAAGAACCTACCGTCCTGTGGATTCCTACCACATACTATAGCAGGTGCTCCATCCCACTTGGTAGTGACCTTCATTGCACTGCTACCATCCCCCTCAGTCAACATATCTTTAAGTGACTTAAGGAAGTTAATAGAATTTGTTACACCTTCAGTACCACTGTTGAATATATCATCTTCTAAGTGCTCTAGGTGAGTGTTCTTTGCCATGTCTTTATTATAGCAGGTGCTCTAGGTTATAGGTGAATGAGTGGACACTTTGTCAATCGGACATCTTATAGTATGGTGCAGACAGACTGGACTGACTCTGAGCATACAGTAGAATGTCCTCTACCAACTGATCTCTCTTCTTAGTTGAAGATATACTCTTGAGAGTATCAAATAGTTTAACTACTTGCCACTTAGAGTATAACCAAACAGGATCCGCTTCTCTAATAGTCTTCCATACCTTCTGGTCATTAGCACCAGGATTATATCTATGGAACCCACAGAATATATCCTTCTCAACCTGTGCTCTATTAGTAGCAACTAATCTTGCAGCACCAGTTGGTACCATTTTAGTACCACCAAGATGATTCTTTATCAATAGATTGAGGGGTCCTAGAGATATCTTTCCATGCTTTGCTGACTTACCTGACACTTCTCCTTGCCAACCAGTCAACTTAGCACCAGCGAATGCTCTAAACTGTATCTTTGCACCTGATGAGCACTCAATATATCCATCCATAGACTTGTCACTAAAGACAAACCTAGAGAATCCATCTGGATCCTTCTGTGACTTATCAATATTAACATCAACTATCTTTGCATTACCTACCATCTTCTTCAGCGACACACCTATACAGATCTTCTTCTGTATCCTCTCTTGCATACACTGATTCAATCCTCTGAAACTATTCTCTTCTAGCAGACACTTAGGATCAAATGCTGATGAAATAAGATACATGTCAGCAGGAGACCACTTGTTAATGTCCATCCTGACACCTTCAACCCTCTTCATATCCTTAAAGGCTTTATCTATTGCCTTTACATTCTTTGACCCTCTCTCATATTTAAAATTACCACCAAACTCATTGTACAATTCATTAGCACCCTTGATACATGATGCATGCCAGTCTTCAGGTAATTCATTTACTATCTTGTCTACCTTCTCATCTACATCAAACTTAGCTGAGGCTGCTGCTATATTCTCCCTAGTAATATCATCACTGGTTATATCACCACCCCTCTTTGCTGCGATAGCAGCATATACACACTGTGCTGACTCAGTTAACTTAGTAAGTGCAGCACCACCACCAGACTGTTTAGTTTGAGTAGACTTATATACAAACTCAGTCTTCTCATTCTTATCTGATGTAATTATAGTACCAGAGAAACTAGATGGTGACCACCCATTAGGATATACATCGTCAGATGACTGCCACTTTATACCTGAGTCCTTTAAAGACTTTTCTACATCACCCCTAAGCTCAAGTCTATCCTTACCAATTACCTTGAGTCTGGTCGTCTTACCAGTAGCACTAATAACAGATACATCATATCCATCTAACACTTGATTGACTGCTATTGCTATGTCCGATTCAGTTTGGGCCATAAAAAAGAGGGTATCTCTACCCTCTATTTATTAGTGTAGGAGGTTGGATTTCTGTATACCAACAAGAGACGGGCATTACTACAGTAGTAAATTTTACATCTCTGCATGAGACCCGACTGGTAAGTCGATTCTTCCTTGGGGGAAGCAGCACCACCTGTGTCTCGTCACCTTAACCAGCTATATGCCAGAAAGTTTATTCAGTCACTCCTTAGCGTTGCGTCCAACAGATATACTATGCCATAAAAAAAGGGGTCTGTCAACCCCTGTTAGCATTTCTTAATAATGATCCTCCAGTCCTTCCTGTGGTGTAGGTTTCCAGTCCTTACCATAGTATTTCTCTAGTATATTATGATGTGGTGCATCTGTTCCTACCACTACCTTCTTAGGTGGTGGGGGTGGAAACATTTCCATCTGTATCTCAGGTATAGAAAAGGTGTCACCACCTTTTCTGTGATGACACCAATAGAATGTACCATTTTCCTTTTTATATAAGTGGTCTGCCTCATGTGGACTCAACAGTACCATCCTTACAATCTTATCACCCTTCTCTATCATATATCACAAGGTGCTTCATCAAAAGCAAAGTCTACCAAGTCTCTATACTTCTTATACAACTCACCCATCTTCTCTTCAGTGCCACGTGACTTCCACATCTGCTGTAGGATAAGTTTCATATCATCCATTGGTACTACAACAGATAGATTACCATGTGTATAAGCTTCTGCCATTATATGTCACCAGGTGCTCTGTTTTCTGAGTATCCTACCTCAAACATTTGATTAGGATAACGTGCTGCTAACTTAAGAGTGTTAGTATAGATGACCTCATCTAGTCTCACATCTAATGCTAGTGCTGCCTGTGCAACGTACCACATGATGTCACCCAACTCTTTAACAAGGTGATCTTTGTTAGCTTCATTCCAAGGCTTACCTTGAAACTTTAACTTCTTAACTATCTCTGCAAACTCACCACCTTCAGCACTGATACCTGATGCAGCAGTGTCTAGTCTCTCAATATTACAACCTGCTTTCTTCAACTCACCATACCTTGCTAGGAGTGCATTGAAATCCTTACTAGGTGGACTAGTAACACGATCCACAAAGTCTGTATAGTTATCAAGATCAATCTCAAACTTCGTAGGCTTCTTACCACCCTTCTTCTTCTTTTCATTTTGTTCTTCTAGGAGTTTCTTAGCTTTGTAAGCAGTACCCATCTTCTCTGCTTGCTCTTCAGGTGTCTTGGGAGTGGTGTTATATACATCCTGACCCTTTGCCTGTGCATCATCTATCTTATCCCTAGAAGCATTAGATATCTCTTCAGCAGCTTTATCCTGCTCATAGTTTTCACCTGGTGCGTTAGTAAATTTTTCAGTCATTAGATTTTAAATCCTTCAAAGGTTTTCTTAGTATCAGTAGATGGTTCTATACCACCTGCATCGATGATGTCATCTTGTGCTCCTTGATCACAATCATACAGCCTCATCTTCGCTCTGTCAATACCTACAACAAATCTCTTATACATTGTAGGGTCATTGTATCTATTCTTCAACTGCTTGATCATTATCTGTCCTAGCTCCTCCATTTCCTCATTTGAAATAAGAGCGAGCATAAGGTCAGCAGTAGCAGGTAATCCAAAAGACTCAGAGGTATCTGTGAGATCAGGATCGCTGCTACCAAACCCAGCACGAGTAGTTTGAGTGGCACTGACAATCGGGACGTTACTTTCAACAGCGAGTCCTCGTAACTCTTCTGCGATTGCTTTGACATAAGTATAAGAATTTACAATAGTTCCCTTGTACCTTGAAGAGGCACAGATGTTTAGGTAGTCAATGAATATAATATCAGGACTGAATCCTTTCTTCATAGACAACTCATTTAAGAGTGCCTTGAAGTGTCCCACATGTGCTGACGCTGTGGGATACTCCTTGATTATTAACTTGCCCTGTGTCTTCTTAGTTAACTCCAGCAACTTGGAGGAGTACTTTTCTTTGCTGAGGAGTGGGCTTGTGAGTTGTTGGATTGGGATGTCCAAGAGGTTGGCATCAATTCGTTCAGCAATTTTCTCCTCTGCCATCTCCATTGTAATGTAGAGTACGTTGCGTCCTTGCAACAACACGGAGCTAGCAACATGGCACATGAATAAAGACTTCCCGACACCCGTACCAGCGAGTGCGATATTAAGAGTCTTATTAGGTAAACCACCTTTGGTAATCTTGTTAAGATACTCGATATCAAACGGTATCTTCTCTTCCTTCTTGTGATAGAAGTCATATCTGTCATCAGAATCTTGTATGTAATCGTGTCCTACATGATCATCAAAACACACACCAAGAGCCTCGGACATGATACTTGGTATCGCATCCTTAGTACGTGTTTTATCTTGTCCATCAGCAATCTTGACAGACTCCATTAAAGCAATGTAAATTGCTTTCTCTTTACACCACTTCTCAGTGGTCTCGACTAACCAGTCCTCGTTATATTGATCCCTATCTAAATTATTAAGAAACTGCTCAACCTCCTGATATATTTCTTCGGAGATGTCCCGACGTTTCTCTACTTCTATCTTTAGGGCGTTGGGTTCGGGGGTGGTCTCAAACTTATTAACATACTCTGCTAAGGTACTAAACAGTATCTTATGAGAGGACGTGTCAAAGTAATCATCCTTTATAAATGGCAAGACCTTCTTAGTATACGTGTCGTTTAAGATTAGTTTACTAAGGGTGATCTCTTCAATCTTTAAGGTCATGTATAATGCAAGTAAGTTGAGATGGCATACTTATCGTCACCTTTAGGTGGCATATAAGAATGTGGAAATGTCCACGTGGAAGGGAACATTAGTATCCTACCACACTTTGCAGTAATTTCAAGGTCAATGTCATTGAAATATGTTGTACCGCCTTCCACATCATTCAAATACATGTGGTAAGTAAGAAATCTTCTTGCAGAATTATGGTCACCAACATCTATATGACGATCAAACCTGTCAGCAGTCTTGTGCTGATACTTATTCAACTTGACTTGCTCAAGTGAATTCTGTCTGGGCCAATACCTTTCACAATCAACTTGCTTCATGTACCGCTCACCACAGAGTTTGATTGCCAGTATGAGTTGCTGATTAAGGGGATCCCACTTAGTATTGTGTTTGATCTCCGTCTCATCAGTAATATTAATACTAGAGAAACTACACATTTCCGAATCATATCTGACAACAGAGTCAACACTCTGCTCAAACATATCAACAGCATTTTTGCATAGATTTTCATCTAGTACATCATCATAGGTGACAATATAGTCTTTAAGTTCCATAGGAAAACTCCTTAGCAGCACACTCTTCTAATGCTTGTAAGATTTCGGGGGTGAAGTATTTGGAAGGGTCTTTATATACAACCGATGGATATACAGAGTCAGCTCCAATGACAACTCTATTACCCTTACGTTCGAAGACTCCATACTTCTCTCCTAATTCTACCAAACCATAGTAGCGATCTAGTCCACGCTCATCATAATATAATCTTACCCTTACTTCAGAATTCTCCTTTGCTGACCTAGACTTCATTAACTTGGCTTTGATAATGTTACCAATTACTTCCTTCCCATCCTTCTCCTTAGACTTGCTAAGGTAGATAATGTTACTGGCAGCATACTTGAGTCCACTACCTCCACCCATCTCTTTGGTCGGTACATATGCACCCACCACATCATATGTATGGTTGGTAACTATTAAAGGTACATTAGCTTTACCTAGTTTGAGGGTAAGCACACGGAAGATAGATTTAACTACCTGTGCACGTGTCATATCTCTAGTCTCTTTACCTGCTTCACTGTCTTCCATCTCCTTAGAGGTGGATAACATACCCAATGAATCTAACACCATCATCATAGGTGGTTGATTCTTCTCCTTCATATACTTGTCAAGTATCTGTATTGCTTGAGTCCTAAACTCTTGTACAGTATTAACTGGTACCAATATCATACGACTGGAATCTATACCACGATTCTCAATCAAGTCTTTAGAGATAGCACTCTCAGACTCAAAGTATATCACACCACCATCAGGATTACTCTCAAGGAATGACTGCACCATACCAAGACAAAAGAATGTCTTACCAGTGCTTGACTCACCTGCAATAGCAGTGATCTTATTACCTGGCACACCACCTTTGATGCTACCACTGACAAGACCATTGAAAATGTAACTACCTGTGTCTATGAAACCACTTGTGTCACCAGCAGCAACACCGTCAGCTACGACAGCAGCATATTCATTGTCTATCTCTTTTACTATATCTTTTAAAAAACTCATGACCAAAGTGCTTCTAATGTATTCTGTTTCTCTGCATGCCATCCTATTGTATCAAGGATAGATTTTAGAGGTGCTAGGAAACTCTTCTCAAATTGTAGGTCATAGTCGATGGATTCGTCAAGCCCAAATTCTGATGGAAGAGTTTGGAAGAATGAAATTATATTCTCATTAATCTTATTAGGTGTCCGAAGATGTATGTATTTTATCTTCTCACCCTCTTGTATGATGGGATACTTGTGATGTAACTTTCTCTTCTTAATGTAGAAGTTGTACAATAAAGCACCCCTTACATGCATAGGACATCCCTTACCATATATGGTAGCAGTGGATGTATTCTTCTGTATATTATTACAACCACGTGGGAATGCTACTTCCTCTGGTGGCATTGCTTCAAACTTCTCTCGGAATCCTGAGATATATTTCTGAGTTGCTTCCTCACTACCAGTCATTATAACATTAAGTGCTTCCTTAATGGCAGTGCGACATGGTGCAGGTGTTGAAGACTTAACTGCTTCAATACCCATCATCTTTAGTTTAGGTTTGTCATACTGGACACCCTCACTAT